TTTCGGCAATCTGCAGTCTGACGGCATCCTCGGTCGCGCCAACGGCGGCCCCGTCAACGCAAACCAGCCTTACATCGTCGGCGAGCGCGGCCCTGAATTGTTCGTACCGCGCAGCTCCGGGTCGATTATCGCAAACGACAACCTGCCCGGCAATAACGTCAATGTGGTGGTTAACGTCGATGCCAAGGGCACCGATGTCCAAGGCAATGACAAGAACGCAACCCAACTGGGTCGGGTGCTTTCTGCTGCAGTACAATCAGAATTGATCAAGCAACAACGCCCTGGTGGTATTCTTGCGAGGTAATCATGGCAACATTTCCCGATTACGAACCGGTTTATGGCGCGACAAAAAGAGTCGAGCCTGAGTATCGCACGGTAAGATTCGGCGACGGTTATGAGCATCGCTTTATTTTTGGCCTGAATCCAAACGTTCGCATTTGGGATCTGGTTTTTGATGTGACTTGGGTCGAAGCTGCCGAGATTGAAAACTTTTTGTTTCAACGTGTACAGGATCAAGAGTCATTTGACTGGGCACCCCCGACATCCGGTGACACGACTTACAAATGGGTATGCGAATCACGCACAAGTGAGCTTTATGCGCCGAACCGTGCAAAGCTAAGCTTGACCTTCCGCGAAGTGTTTGAACCCTAATGGCTGTACCTGTCTCCGCACTTCAATCCATTGCCCCGGGCGGGATCGTCGAGATGTATGAACTGCAGCTTGATTCGGCCTTGCATGGATCTTCGACGCTTTATCGTTTTCATCCAGGCGTTAACAAAAAAGATAACTCTGACATCATTTGGAACGGCAATACCTATCAACGATACCCAGTGGAGATGGAGGGTTTTGAATATAGCGGCACTGGCCAGCTACCACGGCCCAAGATCCGCATTTCAAATGCGTTGAATCTGATGACTGCGGTTTTGCTAACCCTGCCAGATGGACTTGAAGGCGCCAAGGTTACAAGGATCCGCACATTGGCACGTTACCTTGATGCAGTTAACTTCACGGGCAATGTAAATCCATACGGCACGCCCGATCCGACTGCTGAGTTTCCGCGTGAAATTTACTACGTGGATCGTAAGACTGTTGAGAATCGTGCAATTGTTGAATTTGAGCTTGCTGCAGTTTTTGATCTTGCAGGCGTCAGGGCACCCAAGCGCCAATGTTTGTCTAACATTTGTCAATGGGTTTACAAGTCAGCAGAATGCGGTTATAGCGGATCTCTTGAAACCTGCGACAAAAGCTTAAAAGACTGCGAAAATCACTTCGGGGAAAACAACAGGCTGCCGTTCGGCAGCTTCCCTGGTATTGGAGCGTACTATGGCTAATGCAAGCTGGAAGCAAGAAGCAATGCAGCACGCGCTAGAGGAGCAGCCGCGTGAAGCCTGCGGCCTTGTTGTTGTCATCAAAGGCAAAGAGCAGTATTGGCGATGCGTAAACCTTGCAGAAAACACGGAGCAGTTCATCCTTGATCCTGCTGATTATGCCGACGCCGAGGACGCTGGCGAGATCACTGCGGTTGTGCATAGTCACCCGCTGATGCCAGCCGTACCAAGCCAAGCCGATCTTGTCTCAATCGAATCCGGCGATCTGCCTTGGTACATCGTTAACCCCAGCACAGAGCAGTGGAGTGGACCACTGCTGCCAACGGGTTACAAAGCACCGCTGATCGGACGCGAATGGGTGTGGGGTGTAACAGATTGCTGGTCACTGGCTCATGACTGGTACTCGCAAGCCGGTCTACGGCTTTTGCAATTTGAACGACCACTGAAGCCAGCGGACTTCGAGGCTGAGCCACTGTTTGAGCGTTCATGGAAGCTGGCCGGATTTGAGGTGATACCCGATGATGAACCACTGGAGCGTGGTGACTTCATGCTGATGGCGATCGGTAACAAGGCTTTGAACCACTGCGGTGTTTATATCGGTGACGGCATGATGCTGCACCATCTTCGCAATCGCCTGTCATCGCGTGATATGTACGGTGGCTGGCTCGCAAAGTGTACAGGCCGTAGACTACGGCATCCTGATCTGCCTAAGATGGCGGGAGGGTAGCTGTCGTCATGTTGCGCGAAATTCGAGTTTACGGCAAGCTGGCAAAATTCCTCGGTCGGCGTGTATTCAAGGCTGATGTGTCTAGCGCTGCAGAGGCTGTTCGTTTTCTGCTTGCCAATTTCCCCGCGATCGAGCAGCACATGGCCGATCAGCATTACAAGGTAATGGTTGGCGGGTATCAGATCAGCAGGGATGAGTTGCACGATCCAGCCGGGCAGCAGCAAATCAAAATCATCCCAACGTTGTCAGGTGCTGGTGGTACGGCAGGTGGTATTGGTCAAATCATCGCTGGCGTAGCACTGATCGCGGCATCTATCTTCATACCAGGTAGCGCAGCGCTATTTGGCGTTACATTCGGTCAAATTTCACTTGGCGTGGGTCTTCTTGGCGCAAGTCTTGTGCTCGGCGGTGTTTCGCAGTTGCTGACGCCAGTGCCAACAGTCCCGTCTGGACCGGACACAGAAACCGACCCACGCAAGAGCTACAGCTTCAGCGGCATCCAGCAGACAAGCCGCCAAGGCGTTCCTGTGCCGATCGTGTACGGTGAAACCATCGTCGGGTCTGTGGTGATTTCTGTTGGCATCGATACCGAGAAGGTGGCCGTATGACACGAATTTATGGTGCTGGCGGCGGCGGCGGCGGTGGCGGTAAAGGCGGTGGCGGCGGCGGCGGCGGCGGTGACTCACCGGAAGTGCAAAAGGACAATCTTGAGTCAACACAATACGCTCGGGTCATTGACCTAATCAGCGAAGGCGAAATTGAGGGCTTAGTCGGTGGCGCCAAAGGCGTCTTTTTTGATAACACGCCATTGCAAGCGGATAATGGATCGTTCAACTTTGCAGATGTTCAGTACCACACTAGGAATGGAACGCAGAATCAAGATCCGATCCCGCTAGGAGATAGCGTTGAGGATGAGGTGGCTGTTGGCGTTTTATTTGACACTGAAGATCAAATTGCGATACGTCAGATTACAGACGTCAATGTTGATGCAGTAAGGATAACAATTCAAATTTCAGCGTTGTTGCGAGTCGAGGAAGATGGTGATCAGCGTGGTGGGCAGATTGAATTAACAGTTGAAATTCAGTACGACGGTGGCGGTTACTCAGAAGTCATAAGAGATGACATCAGGGGCCGCACGACCAATCCCTATCAACGCGATTATATCATCAACTTTACGCAGTCATTTAACACTGCCGTAGATATAAAAATGCGGCGCGTCAGCGAGTCAGCCGCTTCGTACCAATCAAAGAGAGACTTGCTGCAGTACGCCAACGATTTCTCTTGGGTTTCTTACACTGAAATCATCCGCGCCAAGTTGGCGTATCCTAACAGCGCCTTGCTTGGCACTCGTATTAATGCTGCTCAATTCAATCGCATCCCCGCAAGGAAATACCGCATTCGCGGCATTAAGGTAAAAATCCCCAGCAATGCAACCGTTGACAACACCAACGGAAGACTAATCTACAGCGGTGTGTGGGATGGCACGTTTGGTGCTGCCGCGTGGACAACCGATCCGGCTTGGATTTTGTGGGATCTTCTGACCTCAACACGATACGGATTCGGGGATCAGCTTCTTACCGACGCAGAAAAGACAAACTTCACTGGCAATGCTTCTCGGCTTGATAAATTCTCCTTCTATTCTGCAAGCCAATACTGCAGCGAACTTGTCGAGGACGGTTTCGGTAGCCAAGAGCCACGGTTCAGTTGTAACGTCAACATCCAAACTGCAGAAGAGGCCTTCAAGCTCATTAACGATATGAGTTCGGTGTTCAGAGCAATGCCCTATTGGGCCTCTGGTGCGTTAACCATATCTCAGGATCGACCGGCTGACGCTGCATACGCATTCACACTCGCAAATGTAACGCCAGAAGGATTCACGTACCAGAGCAGCAGCCGCAGAAACAGGCCAACCGTCGTCATCGTCAGCTACTTGGATTTGCAACTAAGGGATATTGCATATGAAGCGGTAGAAGACGAAGAACTGATCGCCAAATGGGGCGTCGTCAAAAAAGAGATCTCGGCGTTTGCCTGCACTTCTCGCGGTCAAGCTAATCGGATCGGACGGTGGTTGTTGTATTCAGAGCGTTATGAATCGGAAACAGTCACATTCACCACAAGCCTTGACGCTGGCGTGGTGGTGCGTCCCGGCCAGATTATCAAAATCAGCGATCCACTAAGGAGTGATCTGCGTCGTGGGGGGCGCATTGTTTCCGCCACAACAACTGCAATCACAGTCGATGATGCAAGCGGAATACCAACAGCATCAGTTAATAGGCAGATGAATGTCGTCATGCCAGATGGCACGCTAGAACAGCGCACTGTCTCTGATGTGACTGGCTCGGTCGTCACCGTTGCTGACCCCTTCAGTGTTGCACCTAATGCCAACAGCGTCTGGGTGCTTGGCACGAATGACATACAAACCTCTCTATGGCGCGTTGTTGGCATCCAAGAAGAAAATGAGGTTAATTACACAGTTGCCGCAGTATCTTACAACCAAAGTAAGTACGCATATGTTGAACAAGGCGTTACGCTGATTCCGCGTGACATTACAAACCTGAACGAAGCGGTGCCAGCGCCTAGCGCATTGCAGTTTGAAGAAGTGCTTTATGCAGTCAATGGAATAGCGAAGGCAAAGCTTATTATTGATTGGAATAACGTGCCAAGCGCGGAGCAGTACAGATTCCAGTGGCGTGAAGAAAATGGAAACTGGACGACAAGATTTCTCACCAGTCCAGGCTTCGAGCTTGTTGACTACAAGGCAGGGTTGTATGAGTTTCAGGTGTGGAGCGTAAATGCCGCTCAGATACTTGGACCGAATCCAGCAAGTGCCACTTATTTTGCACAAGCCAAGACTGCAAAACCTGAAGACATAACGGGGTTGAGCCTGGTCTCAAACTCAGAATCAACCGCAATCCTTAGCTGGGATCGCGCCACTGCACTTGATGTAATTCTTGGCGGCAAGGTGCTGATTAGGCACACCAATGCAATTGAAGATGCCGCATGGGATAAATCGCAGTCAATCGTTGCTGCGGCAGCAGGCGGCCAAACGCAAAAAATTGTGCCATTACTTGAGGGCACATATCTTGTCAAATTCGAGGACGACACCGGAAATCGATCCGAAAATGCAGCCACGTTTGTTGTTGATTTCCCGGAGCCGCAACCGCGCCTACTCGTAGAAACTTACCGTGAGGATCAAGATTATTTAACGTTCGTCGATGATTTGGGTACTTGGGATAGCCTTGGACCGATCGACACTATTTCAACGACTAAGTTCGGAGGCACTGGCACGAACATGTCATATGACTCAGGTCTTGATGGCCTGATTCTTGACGACACGTCACTTCAAACCGGAGAGTACGAGTTTGATCGCGTCATTGATCTTGGTGCGGTGTTTGACATGAATATCAAACGCCACCTTGTCACTAGGGGCTATCTTGCCAGCAGCACACTCTGGGATAACCGTACTGGGGATATTGATTCATGGTCAACGATTGACGTGAGCGATGATCTCGTGGATTACACGGATGCGATCATGTACGTCAGGGCAACACCAGACGACCCTGGATCGTCGCCGACCTGGGGAGTATGGCGTGAGTTCACTAACGCAATTGTGCGTGGCCGCGCTTTTCAGTTCAAGGTCAAGGCAATCGCAGAAGTGGAATCCGAGAATATCATCATCGATGAGCTTGGTGCGACTTTTCAACTGCAGCAACGTACCGAAGCGCTTGGACCGCTTGAAACTACGGCTGGCTCGATTACAGATGTGTCGTTTGAATCACCGTTTTATGCCCCGCCTGTGGTTACGGTTGTGGGCTACAATTCCAATCCAAGCGCCACGGTGTCTGTATTCAATGTAACGCGCAACAACTTCAAGGTAGAATTCCAGTACAATGGCGTCATTGAAGGTCACGCCTTTAACTACGTTGCCGTTGGTTACGGCAAGGAGATCACCTAATGGCTCAGCACGACTACAACATCGCAAACCAGTCCGGTGCGTCGTTTCGCACGGATCTTAATAATTCATTAAGCGCAATTCTTAGCAACAACAGCGGCTCCTCGGAGCCTTCTACCAGAACGGCGTACATGTTCTGGGCTGATACGACTAACAATGCGCTAAAAGTGCGTAATTCAGCAAACAACGCATGGATTACGCTACGAACCCTTTCCGGCAACATCGATACAACACCGTTCGGGATTGGCACGGATTCGCCTGGTAGTTACAACGCCGTAGCCAATTCGCTTGTCGTTTACGAATCCGGTGCGGATGCGGGCATTACAATTGCCACGTCGTCTTCGTCCTACAACTGCAATATCTACTTTGCTGATGGCACCGGCCCAGGAGCCAACAACGCAGGCCGAATCCAGTACGATCATGGCAACAATGATATGGCGTTTTGGCTCAATGGCTATATTCGTGGCCTGTTTGGCCCGAACGGAACGCTGCACAATATAGCGTTAAATAATACATTTTATGCTCAATCGTCCGCTGGTGCAGGCACCACTTATACATTATTTTCGGGTAGTCGCAATGGAACGCTTGGTCAAAAGGAAACGGGTACGAATTGCGTAAAAATCTACACAAACGGCAACATTGAAAATACCAACAACAGCTATGGCTCGCTTTCTGATATTACGCTAAAAGACAACATTGTTGACGCTTCGCCTCAATGGAATGATTTCAAGGCTTTCCGTTTTGTCAATTACAATCTAATTAGCGATCCAAGCACGACTAAGCTTGGTGTCATCGCGCAGGAAATCGAAAAGGTCTCACCAGGCCTTGTCTACGAGGTGCCGGAGCTTGATGAAAACGACGTTCCAACCGGCGTCGTCACCAAAGGCGTCAAATACTCAGTCCTCTACTTGAAGGCCGCAAAAGCACTCCAAGAAGCCATGGAACGCATCGAGCAGCTTGAGGCCAAAGTCGCCGCATTGGAAAATGCCTGATCAGCGTTAGACTTGTCGCAGGAGGTGCGTCATGGCCGTTTCACCTGGCATCTACAACATAAGCTTGCAGCGTCGTGCCGATTACAGCGTCACGTTTCAGTTCAAGGACAGCAACGATGACGCTATCAACCTCACCGGCTGGTCCGTTGCGGCCCAGGTGTGGAACAAAAAACGCACTAACAAATATGCCGACTTCGCCGTTGCATACACAGATCGCGTAGCTGGCACGGTTGCGATCAGTCTTACGGATACGCAAACCGAAGCGCTGCCTGATGAGGTTTACTACGACGTGCTGCTAACGAATCCAAGCGGATTGAAAGAGTATTATTTGGAGGGAATTATTTACGTTAGCGAGGGGTACACGGCATGACATCAGTCAACGTATCCACTGCTGGCAAAACTACGGTCGTTCAGGACACTGACACCAATGTCGTCTCCGTGATCACCGCTGGTCCGCAAGGTCCATCCGCTGGGATTGCAGTGGACGCCACCGCTAAGATAGATAAGAGCGTAATCTACTATGACTCCTCCGCTGGTATATTTAAGGCGGATACCGTCTGGACAACCTCAACCCTCACTGACGGAGGCAACTTCTAGCCATGGCTAACACCATCCGCATTAAACGCAGAGCGCCTGGTGGTGCCACTGGCGCTCCGGCTTCACTGGAAAACGCAGAACTCGCGTATAACGAGTCAGACGCCGGTAATGGCGTACTTTATTACGGCTACGGCACTGGTGGTGCAGGCGGCAGCGCCACAACCGTGGTCGCCATTGGTGGTGATGGTGCATTCGTCAACCTGACCGGCGCTCAAACCGTCAGTGGTGACAAGACCTTCACTGGATCGCTGACGCTAGGCGGTGCAACGATCGATGCAATCACCACAACTGGAAACATTGTTGTTGGTGGTAATCTTACCGTCAACGGCACCACGACAACCGTCAACAGCTCCACGGTTACGGTTGAAGACAAAAACATCGAGCTTGGCAGCGTTGACACGCCAAGCGACACCACGGCTGATGGTGGCGGCTTGACACTTAAGGGGTCAACAGACAAAACCTTCAACTGGGTTGATGCCACAGACGCATGGACCAGTAGTGAGCACATTGATCTTGATAGCGGCAAAGAATACAAGATCAACGGCACCAAAGTGCTCGATGCTACGAGCCTTGGCAGTGCCGTCGTCAGCTCAAGCCTGACCAGTGTCGGTACCATCGCCACCGGCACCTGGAACGGCACAACGATTGGCACTGGCTATGGCGGTACTGGTCAAACTACTTACACCGACGGCGAATTGCTGATCGGCACCACCGCTGGCGGCTTGGCCAAGGCGACGCTCACACCTGGCAGCGGTATCGACATCAGCAATGGCGACGGCGCCATCACCGTTGATGTAGACCTTAAGGCCAACGGCGGTTTGGTCATTGAAAGCACCGAGCTTGCTGTAGATCTTGGCGCTAG